AAGTTACCACGCCGCTATTGCTTATCTGATGTGGGCTTGTGCCTGAGCCACTTATAGCAGACCAACCTGTGGATGCAGTGATAGCCACACGGGCATAGGATGAGCCACTAACCTCCACAGCGCCCGTGCCATCATCGGCAGTTGGGTTGGTTGTGAAAAGGGCGACATATTCCGTCGTTGGCGCTGTTGCACCCGCAAATGGCGTGCCTGTAAGACTCGCATTTTTGAACCATTTGAGGAGTCCATCCTCTATATATGCTGACATACCTGACATTGTTTAATTACTCCTTAAAAAGTTAATGCACTAAAAGTACGATAAAATCTACTCGCCTTGAATCGAAAGGCTGAACAGAGCTCCAGGCGTACTTGACCCACCGATAACCCACCGAACACGCCCAGACGCGCATATCTCCTCAGTCTTAGTGCAGCCAGGACCGATTGATTGCTTGATGACAACATTGGTCCCACTTGCACCTGAGACAGAAATAGCGGTCGAGTCGTACATGTTGAAGTAGCTCACACCATCAGCTCCGAGCCTGTCTACTAAGATCTGAAGCGTTGGTGATGTCCCCTGCTGATTGGTGACAAGTACATCAACCGCAATCTTCTCGCAGTTTCCCCACGATATATTGCCTGTATCATTTGGTGGTGAAGATGTATGCATAGCTGCTGCTTGATTAAGTAAGACTATTTTGCTCATTTTGCCCCCAAAGAGTTATTAAGTGTGTTAGACCACGACGTGAGCACCGGGCCATCAGATGCTTCTATGGTGAAAAAATATGTTTGGTCTGGACTACCGCTCGTCATCTTGAACTTTTGATTTCTCTGTATGCTCGTGATAAGCATAGAAGCGTCATTGATAGCCATGTTTGGCAAGAAGACTGAGAGATACTGTCCTGCTGCTAATCCCGTTCTTCTCGTTATGAACTTGAATGTGCGACCTTGGACGCCGTACTCTTGCAAAGTAGCGTCACCCCTGGCCTCAGCCGTTGCCTCATCGATAAGGAGAGAACTGACATCCTCCACAGCCTCTACAATGCCAATGCCAGCCAAGGCCGCGTCTACACGTCCCTGAATTGAAATTGAGAAGGTCTTGGAAGGTCCTGCTGAGCCACCGATAGTCCACCGGACGCGGACAGTCAAGCCCAACACTTCGGTGATGGTGCACTTTGGGCCTATGGTGACCGAGACTGTGGTGAGAGCAGAGATAACACCGCTATCCCAAATCTGGTAGTAGTTGCCGTCGGCACCTTTGCGATCCACAAAGAATTGCACCGTTGGTGACGTGCCAGATTGAGCAGTGACGTTGCAATCGACTGCGATTTTCTTGACTAAGCTCACATCCAAGTCATCGCTATTCCCACTGGTAGAGACCGCAGCAGAAGCTTGATTGAGAATGACCTGGACAGGGATAGACAAGCCTGATTGAGTGATGTAATCCTTCTGAGAGACGGTACCTGGGAACTGGCCCGTGTTGTCTCGTGTGACTGTCTTGGTTGTCTGGCCTACATAGCCGATGACAAGCTGATCCACGACGTTCTCAAGGACTGTCCCTGATGAGTCCTGAGCTATGCTGTTATCCCCAACGGCATAGTAGAAGTCAAAGCCTGTACTGCCTTTCAGTCCAAAGGTCTTTGTTTGCCCATTTAGCTGGATAGAGGACATCGAATCGACCGGGTACTCTAATGTCCAGCTAGTAGCGCTTCCATCACCTGTCTTGATTTCGCTTACCACAACAGTCGAGAGCACGCCTGTCATAATGTGCCGATTGCGATACAGGTCAGCACTATCATCGACTTCCATGCTGTCAGGCTCTATATCTTTGTTCGTGAGTACCCAAGGTGCTGGTATCGTTTGTCTTGGCAGGAAGATAAATTCACCGCTATGTTTCACATTGTAGTAATAATTCGATTGATTAGCAGCATCTTTGATATTATCGCTTTTATAGGTATTTACATAGTTAGCGGTAGGTATGAGGCTGCCAGCTCCGATATTCGGATTGGTGACGAGCGTGGTCAAGTCGGTAATCTGAGGTGTGAGAAGTGGGTCTGTGCTCGTGAGTGTTTGCTTCACATAGACAAACTTGCCACTCAGGTTATCGCCTTGTGGCTGTATTCTCAGGTTATAGAGTCTACCCACACCGGACACATTCGAGAAGCCGATCTGGCCAGGACCTGCTAGTGCAGAGTCGGTTGTGCTGAGCAGGCTTGTACCATCGAAGTAGACCGTGATGGCAGTGCCGATCATGGTTACCCTGGCGCGTTTGACGATATCGCCTCTCTTCAGCGTGATAGGCAGGTCTGAGCCGATCTGAGTTTTGACATTCGCCACGACTTTGAAGAGCCGCATGATGTTAGTTGCGCCTGCTGAAGATGAGCCATCGAAGACGAGCAGTTCATAGTAGTTTGATGCGCTCGTCCAACGCCACACGACGCCACAATTGTCAGCTTCATCTAGGTCAAAGTAGATGTCCACATCCTTGGTAGAAATGGCACCGTATAGTAAGATCGCATTCGTCCCGCCCGATACAGTCAATCTGCTATTGGTTGTATCCCAAATCCAGCTTGTAGCAGTCCCGCCTGTCCTAGCAGTACTGGTGTATGAGCCTGAGCTGATGAGGTTGTAGCTGTCTATTGTCGGTGTGGGTTGCTGGTTAATACCTGAAATTGATCCACCATTCGCCACGCTGGTATAGCTCACACCATCTAAGCTCGTCGCAAGTGCTACACTCGTTCCTGATGGCGTAAGAGCGTTCCACGACGCCAGAGTAGAGCCACATACGCCCACACCGGAGAGCAGAAGCGCTTTGTTAATGCGGGTGCCTGAGCTGCTGTACTGTCCACACACGCGCACTATGAGATATCTGAGCTGTGGCATAGAGGAGGCTGTGCTTGTAGCCAGATTTATAGTGAATTTGAGATTGACACCACTCAGCGATTGACCAAACGTGAAATTTGGAAGAGGCTGGCCATTTGTGCATGTCAGGTAGGTTGCTCCACCATCTATCGTAGCCTGCACTAGTATATTGGTGCTCTGCGAGTTAAGAGAGTAATCCTCCCAATAGATTGCGCTATCACCGTAGGTACCAGCTGCTGAGAGAGAAATATTATTCGATACCCAGTCACCAGTTAGTGACAGCATAACGCCAAAGTTGTCAAAGAATGAAATATAGCCATTGGTTGGGTCGGTATTCGACACGCGGAAGCCGCAATAACCCGCCGCCGTGTACGTTGAGTCAGTAGCATTTATCACCCGTACATCGTCAATAAATATCTGATGTGATGAGCCGCTGAAAATCACTTTTACATGATGAGTTGCCTGACTGGTAAAGTTAACAGTAGCAATTGCGACTTGTGTGCGTGTTCCTGCTGAGCCTGTATTGCTGTTTGATCCCCTCTGAAGCGCAACGGTTGTGCCAAATATCTCAACTGCATAGCCGTATTGCGCATCATAGTTGCTTGTGCCCGTCGTCCTGTAGAAAGGCCCTATTTTCATTAGACTGTCATCAATGTAGATGTCACATTCGAGCGTGCCGTTCTGGATTTGTCCAGCAAAATCAAATCGAGAACGCGCTTCAGTCCCTTGGTGCGCCGAGACACTCAATTGCTTTTTATTCACAAATTGAAAACACGAATTAACGTTATTAGGTCCGGTAGCCGCTCCTCCCATCAGTGTCATATTCGCCATGTCGTTATTGGTCTCGTTATCGTCCCAATAACTTACAGCCCCTGCCAACTGTAAAAACACGTCTGATGTCTGTGTATTGGAGAAGGTCCCAGTATTCTGCCATATAGTGCCAACAGTGGCACTATATGTAACGTCTGACTTTGATGCTACATAAGATGGGTTGAGCAGCAACTGTAGCGATGTGAGTATAGGTGGTAATTCTGGATTAGATCCCGGGAACTGACTGAATTCCTCCGCAAATTGGATGGAGGTACCAGCTAAGCTTGAGCCAGCTGGAAGAATTGGAAGCGGTGCATTATTCTGACAGACAACGTAGGAATTTCCACCATCAATTGAATATTTGATAATAACAGTGCCGTCATTTATCTGCACATATTGATTTGTCGTTGGGTCAAATCTTTGTGCTTTCCAGGAAAGAAATGAGCTTTTGAGTAGCCCTACGCTGCTAATATTATAAGCATTCGATATTCGCGCTGTAGATGTGCAATCATAGGTTGTTACTACTGCTACTGTTGAAGACTCATATCCCTGGTTTTGGAGCTGTTGAGGAGGACTGACATTCAGGGATGTAGAGAAGAATGCCTGGACAAGCGAGAATCCGCTGTCCAGATAGAAGATATCTTTAAGCCATGCGGTATAGGTCCCCGGCTTGTCTCCTTCACACGCAATGCTAACGTAAGCAACGTTCTTGCCAGCAAATGCAGTGAGGTCAAATGTGCGCCCGTACCATTTGCCTTGGTCAGCATACCCAGAAAGGTCAGTAGCAGGATGAGGTGAAAGATTGTTTTGAGAGTTCTCGCCTACGGTGAAATCATCTCTCAGTGTTGTATTATCAGTAAAAGTGATGTCAACGCCAAATTTTATCTCAGGTGATGTGGGATCTACCCATACATTATAAAAGAGGTAATGAGAGCTTGCAATGGTAAGAGTGCTACCGGGCTTGAATATCTCCACATAGGTATAGGTATTATTCTGTCCTACGCCTGTTTGTGTGCATACAAATCGAAGAGCGGTTTCAGATACTGGCAAGAGAGCATTATTGGATGCAGTGACATTTTCCATCAATGCGCCACTAGAGAATTGCGCTGTGGTATTTTCCAATATATTTACAACACTGCCAGCGGGAGCGAGCTCTAAATCTCCGTCACCCACATTGCTCATAGCCGCCGTTCCGTTCAACTTGCCTGCTGAGAAGTCGGCTTGTGTCGAGTCTGAGTCGATGGCAAAGTTGGCTGTAATCCCGTTGACCCACTCATTCTTTATCTGGTCAACAGCTATGGCTCCAGCATACTGGTTCGTGTAGACTTTATTGCTGGTCTGTGCATCAAGTATTGCTATTTTATCAGTACAGCTCACATCATGGTAGACATGAGGCCACACGTCCGTGGTGCGTTTAATGCCTTGCACAACGCCTGAGAAGATAATGCCTTCTAGAGTATCGGTGACGACAACCGATTGACCTTTCTTAAAGGCATAAGCACCATTTGCGTCATAGATAGTGAACTCGCATGTAGAGCGTTCTTCGATTTTGTCAGGCTGGGTAAGTGTGGAGTCATCAGCTACGAATGCTGAGTATTCCACGCCTGCTATCTTGACTGATAAGGTCGTCACGCTCATTGCAAATTGCTCCTTATCGGTCCTGATACCCTAGTCCCTTTAATTATGCGATTTGCTGCATTGTTGGTAATCTCCTTGCCATCGATGATGTTCTGGATAATAATGGGTCCATTTTGTGAAGAATTAGATTGCGAGAGTGAGCTAGGAACGCCAGAGACACCCGCAGGAATAGCGGTGAGACCTGGATTCATATTCACAGCCATGGACGTGGCAAGCTTGAGTGAGGCACCCGATATTTTGCTGAGTTGGTCATTCAAGCCCTTGGCTAGCAAGTCACCGAAGTCAGGCATCCAATTATCGACATCAGCGAGCGGACCTACATCTGGTTTTGAGAAGTGAAGGAATTTCTTTACCGCATCCGCAATATTGCTAGCAGCCTTTTCTACACCTGCTATGCCGTTTTGTATCCCTTGGACAAACATGTCTAACATGTCCTTTGCCCAACCTAAAGCCTTCGCGCCTAATCCTCCAAGTCCAGAGGTTATGTTGTTAATGAGATTGGTGATGAAGGCCATCGCTCGTCCCGGTAACTGCTCGAACCATGAAACAATGCCATTAATCATGTCCGGTATAATTGAGTGCCCTACCAGACTGTCAAATAGTCCTTGGAAGTAGTTGACTATCCCGCTAACAATCATGTTGAATACGCCCTGGATTTCTGTCCAAGCGCCTGATAGTATGGTCTTTATACCATCCCAAATCCCCTTAAACATATCCTGCATATCTTGCCATACTTGTCCCCAATTGCCACTTATTAAGTCGAGAGCTATTTTAAATATACCCGTTAGTATTGACCATGCTACCTGCACTATACCAACTATTATCTGAAATACCCCTTGCAAGACTTGGGACATTCCGGGCCAAATCACAGACCATACATGAAAAATATTTTGCAGTACTGGTGTCATGCCATTGATGATATTGGTGATAATAGGTGCAACTCTATCCATAATCTGGTCTGCAAATTGGCCTATGGCTTTCGTTGCTTGAAGTACATAGGGCATAATAAACTTCAAACCGTTACCAACGTCATTTGCTAGAATACCAGCAAACTTGATAAGAGGCGGGACTATTTTCTCGATGATGGGTGCAAACTTCTCAAAAGCGTGCTGAATAACATCAACGAATACGCCGCGTATTTGGATTGCAGCAGGTATCACGGTTGTGAGGATAGTCTTGCCTAAATTCTCGAAACCAGGGAGAGCTTGCTTTATGGCTGGTACCACTGAGGTCATGAACCACTGGCCTACCTGCTGAGCGTCTTGACCGAGATCTTTGAATTCCTTGCCTAACTCGCCGCCCATGAGCTTAGCAATATTTTGGATAGGAGGTCCGAGTTGCTTGAACATGTCTCCTAAGGAGGAAAGCCCACCACCACCTTTACTAAATCCCTGGATAGATGTCGCTATATTTGAGATAATACCTGCTACAGTGCGTATCCCACCATCAAGCAATTGAGAGAAATCATTTCTCAGAGTTGTCAGGAAAGGCGACATGCTTTTGAAAGCATTACCTGCGCTTCCTAGTGGCTTCAAAGCATTGTCTACTGCTGTTGTGAGCTGCTTCCAAGCGTAGTTGATCTGACCCAGGTCAAAGAGGCTCAGGTAGTGACCTACATTCGTGAAAATATCACCAACAATATGCCCAAAATTCTGTATGGCAGGGGCAGCCGTGTTCGCAAACCAGTTGCCGAAGCCTTGCAGCACTGGCATAACCGCACCGGACACCGTGCTCAGCATTTGGCCGAGAATTGGAAGCAGAGCACCACCTATCTGCTGCTTTACGTCCTGCAAATTATTCTTGAGGATGAGTAACTGACCACCAAAAGTCTGGCCAGCCGCCTTAGCAGATCCACCGAACTCAGTTTGTAGTTCCTTCAACATGACGGCTTGTGCCCCCGCCACGTCGTTGTGAGCCATCATCGTCTTGATCTGCTCTTTTTCCTGGTCGGAGAACGTCACACCCACGCGGGTCAATGCAGATAGGCCTGTAGCAGGATCATTGAGGGCCTTACCTAGCAGCATGGCCTCTTGTGTTGGGCCTGTATGCATGGCTTGTGCCATATCGAGCATTGTTTGAGTTGCCTGTGGAAAGGTCTTCTGTCCTATGCCAGTGAAGGTGAGCAGGAGGTTTTCACCAGATTGGATCGTATCGTCTGAGAAGGTAGTGGTTTTGGAGAGAGACATAGCAAGGTTGTCGAGAGCCTGAGCAGACATACCAGATGCATCACCTGTGGACTTGATTGCCTGTGCTGTCTGGGCCATGACCTGCTGATGAGCCATGGCGATAGTGAGAGTAGAGGAGAGTTGGCTGCCGAGAAAGTTTACAGCTTTAGCGCCCGCGTTGAAAATAGCTCCTGCTGCCGAGAAAGCCAGACCTTGTTTGAGCATGTTGCCAAAACCGCCTGATGCATTATCAGCAGATTTGCCTACATCAGACAAGTCGCTTTTTGCTTTATCGGCCCCGGTAACCTGTACCACTGCACTTATCTGAGCGCCCGAAACAGCCATTTATTATTGCCCTCTAGCCTCTAACGTCTTTTGTGCGCTTGCCTCAGCTTGCATACACTTTAATGCAGCATTACGCCAGAATATGGAAACTTTCATCAATTCCCAAGGCATACAATTTAAGTACTTTGCTGCTTGAATGACTACGTAATAATCAGGACATTCCCCAAGCTCTCCGTCAGTTGCGATATAGCGCCCAAGATCTATCGTCTCTTGATCTTGGGCTTCGCCACTTCCCCCGATTGCATTTCACCCATGAGTGCTTCCATAATTTGAGATTTGACAACGATCGGGACTTTGAGCAGGCGCTCAGGTGTGAGCGGGACGAAGTTGATATCATCGTCCTCAAGAAGGTCCCACGACTTGATCAGGTCGAGAAAGGCTTGATTGTTCGATTGGATGTACTCGGCTGTATTGGCCTCTCCTTTCGATTGTGCTGCTTGCCATCCCATGATCAACTCGTCTGTGATTTTGTTCGGATAGTACTCGACATTCAAGTCATCCTTGTCAAACCACAATTGAATGCTTGCGCTTTTGTTGACTAATTCTGATAGTTTAATTGGCATAATTCACCTATAGTGCTGCTAGTAAGTTTGTGACTGTGACTATTTGAGCAGTGCCGCTACTCCACGATGGATCTTCAATGACAGTTAGCTCCCACTCAACGGCGTAAATACCTTGTTCATCCTTAAAAGCCGATGGCTTGCCGACTTTGCAGGCCATATCATGTTGGAATGTTGCCTTGACCGAGCTGGGGCCGTCTGCTGCAATTTGATTGCCTTGTGCTTGGATGCGAACATAAGCAGTAGCACCACCTTGTAGGTATGTTGACTGCATGGTAGCAAGACCTACGGCGTCTGTCTCAAGAATGAGCTTGAGTGTTGCCTTTGGTTTCAGATCGATGTGGCCTGTGAAGCTTGCGTTGGCTCTGTTGATTGGGTAGAACACGCCGTACACGTTGTCGAAGGAAAAGTCCACGCTATAGCAGCTTGTGAGCAGTGTTGTTCCTAATCCACCTGATGTGGTGTCGAGATACACATTGAAAAATTTGCCCACGACGGGTGAAAGCGGTACGGCTGTAGGTGAGGATGTAAGAGAGATACCATCGCTTATCTGCTGTCCAAGGCCCTTGGAAGATACGGTGAAAGGTGTCTTTCTAGTCCCCTTGTAGCCGAAGCTGTTGAACAATCCGTATGAGAGTGAGAACGCTCTAACCGCATCTCCTGCTTGTAGTGTGTAGGTCTGTGGGACGATACTGCCTGAGATAGGCGGTGTGAATATCCAATCCTTGGCAGTCGCAGACCCGCCGTGCGCTGCTGCTGCGACTGAGCCCATGGTAGAGGCAAGCAGGTAAACAACTCCATTGAAGTCCATATTGCCAGAGACATCAATGGTTGATTGTTCCCAGTTCTCCTCTTGGACCTCATCGTATTTATGGCCTGACGAGCCAAACATACTAACATCAGCATCAATTCCATAAGTCCAATCAAAGCATTCGATTAATTTGGAAGCTGCAACAGCAGTACCTAATGCAGAAGTGGACTCGACGCCCAATTGCGTTCTGCGATTCACTGTCTGGATGCGAGGTGACCACGTCATGATTTGCTCCTAACCCGGGAAATGGAACGTCCCGATTGCTTCCCCTACGTCGTGTTTGACATCAGCCACATCGAAATACCCTAGCTGTGAGGTGGGATCGAGTACTCTCAGGTTTGCTGTCCCGTTTGTAAATGCCACTTGGACAGTCGCGTCTAGGACCCGTTCTTCTTCGACATAGAGCACCATGTCCCCAAACTCAGTCCGTCTTGTAGCAGCAGCTTGAGGAGGAGGTGTCTGCTCAACAGAAGTAGGAGAGGACTCCGGAGTAGACACCTCTGATTGCACTGCTGCTTGCTTGCCTGTATCTTCAGATATATTTTCGTTCTCGTTCTCGTCGCTCATACACTATTTTCTTTCTAAGTCGTTTGCTGAATATCCACACGGTAGAGACCGCCAATAGTTGTCCACTTCGTTCCTGCTATATCCCTGTCTGTTGAGATAGTCCCATCGCGATAGCATGACCCTACAAATCCGCCATCGATTGTCTGGTTGCGCAGACCTTCGTTACCTCCCAGCAACTCATCTATTTGCGATGCCGCGTCTTCGATTGCCTGTGTATTGCCAGCAAGCCCCGTTGCTTTGCACTGATAGAGCAAGCGACTGAGTGGCCTAACCCCCGCTGTTGTTAGCGTGTCCGTTCCACTCTGGTAAGCGACAATTGTGAAAGGTGGCACTGTCTTCACCGGAGCAAATCCTCTCCAGACACCACCGGGCGTAAAGCCTATGAGCGTGCTGTCAACGGATAGAATGCCAATAAGGAACCGATAACCAAGGACTGTCTCTTGTACACTCATTAACCGAACTGCGCTTCCAACTCATCGATAACGTCTTCTAACTCTTCCTCAAAGAACATTGCAGCACTGTCCACAGCAGGATAAAAAGCGGGCTGTGGCGAATTATGCGGACCTCCAAGCTCGACATCGGCAGAATAATTAGCCCCTACTGCTGCTATTGCAGTCAAGTCGTCGCTTGGCTTGTCAACTTCTGGCAAGAGATACGAGCCCTCTCTCACAGGCGACATGCCTAGTGCGTAGGTGCTCTCGTCTGAAGTCACGATATAGCCTGACTCCGACATAAAGCCTGTATCGTATGCGCAATTTGCAGCAAAGTCCTCTACAATCTCTTGTGCTGTATTCGTGACCGCATCATGCAGCAAAGGCGTTAATGCGCTGGCAATAGCGGGAAAATTGTTGAAATCACTTGAGGCCATCTGTATCCTCCCTGCTTAGTGGCAAGATCTTTGTCTCGAAATTTGGCCTATAGGCTACCTGAGTTCTTGCCAGCCTTGCAGTAATCTGGTCAGTGAGCTTGTCGGCAGTCTCAGGATCAAGCTGTCTTAGCTCGTCCCTGATGAGTCGCCTGACGTATGCCTCTCCAATTTCTTGACCGCAATGCTGACAAAACATGAATTGCCTCTTTTGCTTTTACTCTTCGGTGAATTCACACCAGATATCGAAAGCGCCCCCGCCTACGGTAACGCCATTTAGATTGACAGCGATAACCTCGGCAGCAGAGCGAAGGACGAGTGCTTGTGCTGGGCGGTTACCAAAGTTGTGGTCAAGAATGCCTGTCTGAGCCGTTGTCACTGCAACAAAGAGGCTGTCCACTGCAAGGGTTCCAACAGCATTGCCGACTGTTGGATTGGCTGTGTAAGCAGCGACAACAGCAGTAGCAGGAGAGCTTAGGCTGTCATACGGGATAATGGCTGGGGCAGTGCTCGTCCCGCTGGTATTGGCAGCAGAGCGCTTGATTAGTTGGATATCCACATCAGCACTAGCCGTTGCCTTAATGCCAGAAATGCGTAGGCGGGTGATGCGGACAATCTTTGAGGCACTGCCTGTGATGGTGAAGATATCCGTTGCACTAGCCACAGCAACAAGCCCCGTGATGCTTGCTGCATAGGTTGCCTTGCTGCCGTCAATCGGGCTAAGCGATGTTGATGGAACTACCGGAGTCGTTGGATATGCCATCGTGACACACTCCTTTTATACTAAAGCGAACCTTTCGCTTGTTGTTCTTCTGTGTAAATCTCTGTATCTGTTTTCGCCTCTTCAGAGACAATCAGGTACAAGATGGTAAAGACCTGATCTCTGTAGAGAACGCGCATACTTGAGTCAATACTGTCAGACGGCCTATAGCGAATATAAAATGTTGTAAATTTGATAGGGTATATCTGGTCTGCATCAAGCTGCTTGCCGCCCTTCTTGCTCGTTATATGCGCAAAGGTTGAGATGTAATCTGTCCAATCATCAGCTCTGTCTGGATTCCCAAGATTGACCTGGATCATGATAGGCTTGTCGTAGTGACCCGCCTTCGTGACTATCTTCGAGCGTGGCTGAAACTTTGGCATATCAGACCCAATCTAGCCGCTTGGCAAGCATCTTGTTCTGGATCTCCTGAAACTGATCAGGATTGTCACCGCCTTCCCTGTATTGGAAGAAGTAGGCAACGAGCTCTAACACTGTCTGCTTGATGATTTGTGGCATAGGGTATGAGTTCGAGTAGCCTGCCTGATAGGTGAACCTCCATTCGTTTGCTGTGGGAGGATCTTGGAAGTACAGGCGTGCAGGTTCATAGTTTGCGTCTAATCGATACACACCCGTGAAAGGCACATAGTCATCAAAGACGGTAATCCGGTACTCTACCGTGGTCAGACTGATAGCAGGTGGCATTGCTAGATCGAAGTAGAACATTGCTGGGCCAAACGGATTAGCTCCGAGCTGTTGCTGGTATTGATACCAATTTGGTCCATTTTCCAGTGGTCCACTTAATACGCCTCCGTCCGGTCTTGGCAGCGTGTACACCTGCTGTATCGTCTGGGTCGCGAGCGCACGGTTCGTTATCGTCTCCACATAGTTGCAAGCACGGGTGATGATGCCAGTTATCAGCGCGTCAAAATCAGGGAAATCGACGATGATGTACTGCTTGACCTCATCAATCGTGATTGGGTACATGGTAGGTGGTACTGTGACGATAAACGAACTTGGCATAGTTTATACCCTACTTGGTGAGATACGAGCACGACCTGTAAAACCAAATGCATCAAAGAGCAGATTGGCGGATGAGGAGGTCGACACAAGCCTGATGTATCGCTTTGCTCCGATGTACCCTACAGTCCAGTTGATAGCCGTTCCTGCACTTGAAATGGCTGTAGGCTGGGCATTACCAACGTGTACAGGAGTGTGGTCAGTAGCACTCGCGGCACTCCATGCAATCAGGTCAGCAGTAGCCGCTGTGGAAGGTGTGGACGCATCATCACTATCCTGGACAACACAGGTGAGCGTGCCACTGGTGTAAGTCCCTACCTCTAGATGGATTAGACCGCCGTCAAAGCCTGACAAGTCGATCCATGGCCCTGTCTGAGTAGTCGTGATTGTTGGCAGTGCAGTCAGTTGGGGATAGAATGACCCCAACTGTGTTACGTCTCTTGCCATGTTAGCTGTCTCCTTGGTACGAAACAACTAACATGGGTTTCGTACCGACTAAAAGATTTTAATGTAACTTATGAACTCTAAAGGTGTTTTGGCTCCTTTAGAAGCGTTGCATGATAAGCAAGCTGGGACAATATTTGATATATCATTCGATCCTCCTCTTGCTATAGGCGTCATATGGTCTGCTGTTAATTTGTCAAACTTCTTGTGGCAATACCAGCAATGGTTGGTGCTAGCCTCACATAATTCCTGGAATTCTTGATAGGTCCAATCTCCGGTGGCTAGAGCTAAACGTGCTCTACGGCGTATATTGCGAACCTGCCGGGACTGTCTAAGAATTTCAGGATTAGCTTCCTGCCAAGCTTGGACATTAGCCTTGACCTGTTCTTTGTGGCGTTGATAGTAGAGAGCATCTTTCCTTTTCTTGAGTCCGGGATTATCCTTTTCGCGTTGTCTTTGTCGCTCGGCAACGCTCTTGCGATATTCAGGATGTTCATCTCTCCACTGCTTGTGATATTCAATGCCCTTTTCCTCATACCACTGCTTGTATTCTTCCCTGTACTTTTCAGGATTTTCTTCACGCAATTTGCGCATACGTTTTGCATTTTGATCACGCCTTTTTGCTGCAATTTCTGGTTTTGCTGCCCAGGCTGCGGTAGTTGCACACTTTGCAGCTTTCTTGCAATCATCATCGCAATACTTTGCATCACTACGCTTTGCTGTGAATTCCTTGCCACAAATCTGGCAAATTACTTGTGCCATAATATATCTCTCCTAAAATTAATTGATGAGTATATTATAGCTCACAGCAACTTTTATGTCAACTTACACTTACCTTAAGAACCCGAAAAGCCTCCGGGAGGAGAATATCTCCACCTACGCGCATACGAGAGATAAACCCAACTAATCCCTGTTCTGCATAAAGTTCGTCTAATCTACGCATAACCATAGAAACACGGTCTACAATCATGTAGTATTTGAAATTTCCTAAGATGATAGGGTAGTTGCCTGCTCCAATTTCATCGATGTCAGGCATGGTAATGTAAGGCCTGCCGTAGATTTGACCAGGAAGGTTCTCACCACCAAAGGGTTGCCAGAGAGGACGCTGCATGGAGTCTTTGAAGAGTCGGATAGACCAGAGCGTGCCACGCGTGAGAGCGAATGTAAGGTCAGGCTCGTAGTCCTCTTTCATGTCAGCGATGATAGCCAGGATGTTGTCTGCTGTGATATTGGCAGCTTGACCGGAGGCAACGTAGGGGATCGCATCAGTAACGTTGTTCTTGCCAGCAGAACCGCCTGCATAACCTGAGCTTGCCTTGATGTTGTAGTTCAGAATGCCGCGAGGCTTGCCAATGCCATTCCCTTTAATGAAGGCAGTTCCTTCAGTCTGGGCAAACTTGAGTGTGAGTCTCTCTTTGATTAGCCCTTCCAAGTCGAATTGGCTATCTTCCAAGTTCTGCTCAGAAATGCGCAACCTGCCTCTTAGCTCGTGCACAGGGATATCAAGCATCTGCACGTGAGGATCAGTTGATTCAGCGTAGGAAGCTTGCTCAGTCGCCCAGAATGCGCTCGCATCGTCCGTCAAGGCAGGCATCTTTACTGCTTCTGCCGATGTCGTCTGAATGCGTGCGTACTTGCGTATTTGAGAGATAAGTAGGCGATATTCAAGCAACTCAGCAATAAATTCTGTTGAAGCGAAAAAGCCGCCTGCTACAGAGTCACCTGCATACAGAGCTTTGTACTGAGCTTTCTTTTCGGGCTCGAAGTGCGAGAGCATGATATTCTTCTTGTCTTCATCATCCAAGAAGTCAAGCTTGCCATGTCCGCGTACAGCCTTCATGAAGCTTTTGTGCTCTTTGCCCTTCCCTTTGCTTTCCTTTGCATCCTTGGGTCGACCTGCTTCGATCTGCTCCTTAACCCGTTGCTTCTCAATTTCTTCAAGGACCTCATCAATCCTCTTATTGATAGCCTCGTGGTTCTCTTTGTACTCAGCAGGAATGGCGTTCATTCCGACTTTAGAGACGAGATTAGACTGCTCTTCGCCGAGCTTCTTCATCTCCTTGTCGAGCACATCAACCCGATCTTTCTGCTCTTGATGGAGGCTCTTCACCTCGTTCATCAGGTCCTGGATAGTTGGCATATCTTTACATCCTTATTGGTAGTCAAATTTACGTCTTGTCGTATTAGGCAGTCTTGATGCCTTGAACGTAAGCCATCATTAGCTCTAAATCTTTCTCACTCACGGTGTCTTCTTCAGACGAGCGTTCCTGAGTGTTACGTGCCTTTTCGGGCGGGGTAACGCGATTGTTGCCTTTGCCTTCTTGTTGTCCATCATCAGGGGTGCCAGGGTCGTCACCTGCATAGGGTGTTTCAGCGCCTTGCATGCGCGTAGCCAGATCGTCTGCTGCTGTCCGTACGGCTTTAGAGTGGTCTTTCACGGTGCTCATCGCTTTGTCTGCATGGTCGTCTACTTGGGTCGCGATGTTGTTCAAAGCCTGAGCAGTGCCAGAGCTGATAGCTCGGCCTGCTTTTGCGTTGTTCCCAGCAGCTATGTCTCGAATTGAGTCAGCAGCATCATGCATGTTGTCCGCGTGAGCTTGTACGTCCGCTTTCACGCTCTTTGCCTTGGATTTCAAGTCTTTGACGTGAGCATCGATGGTCTTCTGATTGTCTGCTGAGATAGGCTTGCCGATCTTTTGATCACGCTTGCGGTTATTTGACATGTAATAACTGTAGTAGTTTGGTTTACTATCGCTACCGTATTGCATGACATAATCTGCTGAGGAGTAGGTATCACTATTATCTTGAATATATCCTGCAAGGTCGCACTCAACCGCTTCAGCAACGAACTTTGCAAGCACCAATTCTTTCCAGTCGTCAACCGCTTGACCGATATCTTGCGCTGGTTGATCACCGATCTTGAGAGCGTCAAGCACAGACTGAGTGATGATGCAAAGGAAGACATCGGCCCAATCCTCTAAAAGGTCCTTGCACATCTCTTCAGCATAGTGCTCTTGTACGGTCTTCTTTTCCTTAGATTTTCTATCCATATGCCTCCCTGAAGCGGTTTTAACATCCGTTACTACAGCTTCTTCATTCATTGGAAAGGTAACTATGCTGCCTTCCCATAATCTAACTTCAGTCAGGTCACGTATCATTTTGCCTTCAACCTTGACATATTCAGATTGAATCGCATCATAACCCATTGACTGCTGAAAGATGTATCCCTTCTTGAGTCCGCTATAGGCCTCTTTGCCGCGTTGTACATCTAGATCCACCTCAAGCTCAACCCATAGGCCTATTCCGTCCTCTTTTGCCTCTGTGTAGCCCCCGATAGGCTCAGAGTCTTTGTGCTGCCATAAGAGAGGCATTAAATATTGTTTATTATTCTTTTTCTTGTATTCATACTTATTTTGCAGCGTTCTCTTGAATGCTCCAGGTCTTACGCGGTCATCCCCCTCATCAACATTATCAAAAGTGCTGAGATAACCAGATACGCGGCCTTGCTCATCATCAAAGTCTTTTAGCTGAAAAGAGAAGGCTTTTGTTTGTCGTGTGATAGTACCTTTTTTACTCATCTTGATACTAACTCCATAAACTTCCTATACTCGTATCTCGATATATAATTGCTCTTGTCTTCATCACTGCTATCGCCTTCACTGTCGCTACTATCCTCTACCGTTGCAGTAACGCGCTTGAAATACATACTGCATCGACAATTAGCGGCATTAGCGGCACTGCCATCACCTGGGTAATCCAACTCTTCCCCATCCACCACGAACTTTTCATCCATCCCTACTTCCTGCTCGTCGGCATCAGAGTGTGCAGGCCGTGTCTTGCTATCGTTAAGTGCAAGCCAGACCTTGCTCAACGTCATCCCAGACTGCTTGCCTGCCTGCCATGACGCCCAACCAGCTGCACTATGGCTTTCTGTAGCGCTAACTACTGCTGACCTATTAGGGATGATTTGGTCGGTGTAGAGACTGTCAACCCGCTTTGCGAGCTGTGGGACTGTCTCGTCCTTTGCAACTCCCTCAGATAGCTGTCCTTTGACCTGATCACCCGTTGTAGAGGAGATACTTTTAACTTTCGTTCCTGCAATTCTTGAGAGATAGGTCTGAATACCGCTATTAATGGTATCAATGGCAGAAGCTTTTGTTTCATGCATTCCTGCATTCGCTTTGAGCTGCTTCAAGATGTCATTGCCCACATCATCAGCCATGTCCTGATAGAGCTTGATGAGGATATCCTTTAGCTCTTTGGACTGCTTCTTGATAGCGGCTTCAGCTCTGTCCTCTGCTGAAGATGGTAGAGCGGCCTTATTGATGGCCTCAACGACTGCCTTCTGCTCATTCTTGAAATAGGCTTGCAAGAGCTTCTCGGCTTTTGTTTCCCACTTAGCCCGTGATGCCTCTACCGATTTAGCATAGGCGTGCTTCTCTTCATCACTGGACAAGTCGAGAGCTTTAGTGTCGCGCCACGAAATGCGCTTCTGCGGTTGCTGATCAGTATTGTCAGGAGGATTGCCGTTGTCATTTGTAGGGTTATCATCAGGTTTAGGCTCCTGTGTGTTCTGTGGTTGCTGGACAGGGATCGGAGCGTCAAGCAATGGCTCAGGTTTAGCAGGTGGTGGTGCAGCAGGCTCAGCCAGACTCTGCTCAGCGTACTTGCCCAGCTCGCTCTTCTTGACCAGGACAGCACCAAACTTGAACACATCACCATCAGGCCCGAGTGATGGGAGTCCACAGAAGTCCCTGCACTCGTTCATCGTTCCCATGCCATCGTTCCACATTGCTATAGCGCGTGTAGCTTGTGCGTCTTTTGTGGCTTGAATAAGCTTCTGAACAACTTCCACACTCTCTTTGTCGTAGTAGAGGAATGCGCCTGAGCTTACAAGGTCTGGGTACATCGGAACGAGCCACCAATTTAGTAGCGCGTAGAAGTCATCTAGGGTAGGAAATATCTCTTCGGTGTAAGAAGCTGCTTTTGCTTGCTCCATATTGTCATAGGTGGTAGAAGAGGTATCACCTATGAGTTGAGGTGGCATATTGAGAATATTAGCAATCGAGCCACCGTTGTACTTGAGTGAGTCGAGCCATTCCATTTGGGCAGGCTGTAATCCCGTTGGTTTCCAGTCGAGACCGCCGTCAAGTAGTGGCGACTTTCCCGCTCTCGTTGCTCCTGAGTAGGTATCGTGTAGCTTTTGTTCAAGCTGTTTGCGCTCATTGAAACCCATGAGTGCTGGTATTTTCCAGATACCAGGGGGACGAGCACCATTCTGCATCAGTCCAAGGTTCCACTTCTTCCCAGCAATCTGCATGTCGATGTTCAGTGCAGCTGCCTGAACTGGCGACATGCCCATGCCCTTTTGGTCATCATCATCCGGATTCCAGTACTTCAGATGTGCGATATTCTGAGGTTGGATCATGCCTTCTATGTTCTGATGCTTATACCCAACAATGCCCTTTTGTGGTACAGCCATGATTTCCATACGATCCGGTCTCAAAGGCCATAGCTCATCAGGCATACCGTTCTTGCCGCGTATGGCGTATTGGAATGAGTTGCCAGCGAGGTACTTGTACCCAAGCACAGCCTCACGATAAGCGACACCGGACTGCTCAGGATTTGGACGCTTCAGCTTGTCTAGAATGGGATGTGTCTTATACCGATCAGTCATGGTATCGTCAGTGAAGAGTACAGGTGGTATGGCTGATGCATTGCGAACAAGGTATGAGACGCATTTATAGAGAGTATCGCTATTTTTATATCCTTCTTTAACATACGTTTTGAAGTTATTGGACATGCGTATAGCTT